AATACTGGTTCTGGTGCTGGTGGTGCTGGTGATAACGGAAATGGGGGAAATGGGGGTTCAGGAGTCGTTATCGTTAAAGAACCATTTGTAGGCTCAAGCTGTTGGGATTTAAGAGCAGTATTTAGGGCAGTCAAAGCTGGTAACTGGACAAATTAACTTTAACCGAGATAAAAAATGAATTTAAAATGGTACTATTGGTATTTTCAATCAGCCATACCTGAAAAAATATGTGATGACATAGTTCGTTATGGTAAAGAGCAAAAGAAAGAAATGGCTCTTACAGGTAACGCTAATAAAGATAACTTAACTAAACTAGAACTTAAAAACATTCAAAAGAAACGCAAGTCTGATATTGTATGGATGTCAGATAGATGGATATACAACGAAATACAACCTTATATCCATCAAGCAAATGCTAATGCTGGTTGGAATTTTGAATGGGATTGGTCAGAGTCTTGTCAGTTTACAGAATATAAAAAAGGTCAGTATTATGATTGGCATTGCGACTCTTACGAAGAACCTTATAACAATCCTGAAAATGCCAATACACATGGTAAGCAAAGAAAACTTAGCATGACTGTATCTTTAACCGATCCTGATGAATATGAAGGAGGAGATTTAGAGTTTGATTTTAGGAACACAGACGAAGGCTCACAGCCAAGAATATGTGAAGAAATTAGAAAGAAAGGTAGCGTGATTATTTTTCCTTCTTTTGTTTGGCATAGAGTCAAACCAGTAACAAAAGGAACACGACACTCCTTAGTGTGTTGGAATTTAGGATACCCATTTAGATGAGCTTTAACAAAAATAAATACCAAGTTATTAAAAACGCTATATCAACAGAGTTAGCAGATTTTTGCTATCAATACTTTTGTAATAAAAGAGCAGTAGCAAGAAAACTATTTGATGATAGATACATTTCACAATTTACTGAATACTTTGGAGTTTGGAACGATCAACAGATACCTGAAACTTATTCACACTATGGCGATATTGTAATGGAAACTTTATTGCAAAAAGTTAAACCTATTATGGAAAAAGAATCAGGCGTAAAACTAACTGAAACTTATTCGTATGCAAGAATCTATAAAAAAGGTGATGAGTTAAAAAGACATAAAGATAGATACTCTTGCGAAATATCTACCACCATGAACTTAGGTGGTGATGATTGGTCAATCTTTTTAGAGCCATCAGGTGAAGAAGGCAAAAAAGGTATAGAAATTAAACTAGAAGCAGGCGATATGCTGATGTATCGTGGTTGTGATTTAGAACATTGGAGAGAACCTTTTGAAGGTGAAAACTGCGGTCAAGTATTTTTACATTATAATGATGCTAGTGGCGAAGATGCCGAAAAAAATAAATTTGATGGTAGACCTATGATAGGACTACCGAGTTGGTATAAAAAAGGGGCTTAAAGCCCCTTTCGTTATTCTGAATCTTCTTCCGAAGATTTTTCAACTTCTTGTTTCAATCGAGAAGTAAATCCCTCTTGAGCAAGTGTCAATGTATCTTGTTCAACTTTTAATTGATTCATTTTTACTTGAATATTGTTCAAAGCTCCTACAAAATACTTTGCATTATCCGAAAGTTCAGAAATGACATATTTTTTACCATCCATTTCTAGAATCGGTTCTTCATTTGTTACTTGTGGACTCATTATTTTCTCCTATTTAAAAATATCTTGCCAATTTCCTTGTGTACTGCTTTTTGCATACTCAGTAGCACGGTTTTCAAAAAAGTTTGTATGCTCAACTGCATTTACTTGCATATCAATCCATGGTAACGGATTCTCGTCACTATGAAAAATATTCTTCATTCCTAATCCTAATAATCTTCTGTCAGCAATGTAACGAATATATTCTTTTACTTCTGCTGCTGTTAAATCTGGAATCTCTGCTTTATCAAAACAAATATCAATGAACTTATCTTCTAGTTCAACAACTCGTTCTGCAGCGCAGTAGATTTCATACTTTAACTTATCTGTCCATATCTCAGGATTCTCTGCAATAAAAGTTCTAAAAAGTTTTGATACATTTTCAACGTGAAGAGTTTCGTCTCGTATTGACCATGTAACAATCTGTCCCATACCTTTCATTAAATTATGTCGAGGATAGTTCAATAATATAGCAAAACTACTAAATAATTGTACTCCCTCTGTAAATCCACTATATACTGCCATAGTTTTAGCAATATCATGTTTCGAATTCATACTAAAGTCTGATAAATACTCATGTTTCTCTACCATTTCTTGTATATCCATGAATTCTTTGTAGATTTCTTCTTCTTTTCCTAGTGTTTCCAATAGCAAAGAATAAGCATCTTGATGCACTGCTTCCATTGCTGCAAAAGATACTAACATCATTCTTACTTCAGGAGCTTTGAATGTTGGTAAGTAGTGTTTTGCATAACCACAACAAACATCAACATCTGCCTGTGTAAAGAACCTAAATATATTATCTACTAAGGCTCTATTTGCAGGTGTTAATTTTTCTTTGTAGTCTCGAATGTCGTCCTGTAGAGGAACTTCTTCGGGCATCCAGTGCATCTGGTTTTGTTTTTTATATGCTTCATAAGCCCAACCATAATCAAACGGCTTATAAAAGTTTCTTTCATCTAATAAACTCATTATCCCTCGCACGCTAAACAATCTTCTTGTTCAAAGATTATTTCCCTTTTTACTTGATTTGATACATTATCTGCTCGGCTAATTGCCTCACTTCTTAGATAATATAACGTTTTTAAATTCTTTGCCCATGCCAGCATATGTACATTATGAAGATCCCCCTTACTCACATCAGGTGGAAAAAATAAGTTTACACTTTGAGACTGACAAATAAACTCTTGTCTTTGAGCAGCGTGTTCTACTACCCAAGCTTGATTTATTTCTACTGCAGTCTTAAAGACTTCTTTTTCTTCTGGTGTAAGTATTTCAAGATGTTGTACACTTCCTTTATTTGAGACAATATCTCTCCACACAGCTTCTGTGTTTGCTTCTTTCTTTTCGAGTAGAGCTTCTAAGTATTTGTTCTTCTGTAAAAATGATCCACTCTTTGTTTTCTGAGTGTAAGCATTGGCACGAAAAGGTTCAATACTTGGAGAAGTATTTCCGCAAATAATACTAGAACTGGCATTTGGAGCAATCGCTAATAAATGTGCGTTTCTTACTTCGCAACTATCATCATCAGGACACGCTCCTCTTTCAACAGCAAGTCTACGAGTTTCTTGTAATGCATCTTCTTTGATGTGCTTAAACATTGTAAAGTTTACGGCACTTGCTCCAATACTTTCAAAAGGTATACTATTCCTTTGCAAATATGCATGGAATCCCATAGCTCCAAGTCCAATACTTCTCTCCCTCATAGCACTGTACTTTGCTCTTTCCATTTGACTAGGTGCATTATCAATAAAGAATTGTAATACATTATCTAACATTCGTACTAAGTCTGGTATAAATGCTGGAATCTTTGACCATTCATCAAAGTATTCGAGATTTACACTTGATAGACAACATACTGCTGTTCTTTCTTCATTTGTAGCAAGAGTGATTTCAGAACAAAGATTACTATGATTTACATAGAGACCTTTCTTCTTTTGAAATTCGGGTAAATCTTGATTTACAGCATCTTCAAACATAAGATAGGGTTCGCCTGTCTCCATTCTATTCTGTAATAATTTTACCCATAGTGTTCTTGCTGACACTACTTTTTTAACTTCTTGAGTGTGAGGATCAATAAGTTCCCAACTATCATCAAAGTTTTCTTCTTTTGTTGCACGGTGTATAGTTTCCATAAATTTATCATTTATAACTATTCCGTGGTGTAGGTTGGTACACTTACGATTGATGTCCCCGCCCGTTGCTTTTCGAATATCTAAAAATTCTTCTATCTCAGGGTGAGTAATATGTAAGTAACCTGCATAACTACCTCTTCTAGTGACTCCTTGTGAAAAAGCGAGCATCTCTGCATCTACTACTTTCATAAAAGGAATTGCACCTGTGGACTCTGAACCTTTTGAGGTTCTTGTTCCTTGTGAACGAACTGCACTCCATGATCCACCTATACCACCACCAAAAGATGATAGATAAGCGTTTTCTGTGTAGTGTTCTGTAATACCTTCTCGACTATCTTCTACATAATTAAGAAAACATGAGATAGGCATACCTCGTTCTGTACCACCATTTGAAAGTACAGGGGTAGAAAACATAAACCATAAATTACTTGCGTAATCATATAGTCTTTGTGCATGATCTTCATCATCTGCGAAAGCTTTTGCTGCTCGAGCGAAAGCCTCTTGAGGACTACTTTCGTCGCCAATCATGTACCTATCTTCTAGTGTTTTAAGACTAAACTCTGTAAGAAGTTTGTCTTTTGTAAAATCAATTTTCATTTAAGTGCCTTTTTAAAGTTGTATTAATAACTTCTGTGTTTTCTTTTCCTATTGCTTCCTCTGAGTAAGTAATTAAATCCATAAGCTCAACGTTTACTAGAAGTTGTTCTGCATTTTCGTTGAGGCTTTGAATATATTTATACTTTCCGTCTATTGGGCAAGCATCATAGATATCGAAAACGTCTCCATATTGTTCCATTAGCTGCACTGCGCGCTTTGGACCAATTCCAGGGATACCTGGAACATTGTCCCCCTTGTCGCCAGTCAGACATTTGAATGTTATATAATCGGGAATATCAAAATCATAATGTTCATCCCAATTGTGTATTGTAGTTTCTTTTCTAGTAACTGTACTAAAACGAGAAACTCTATCGTTAATAAGTAAGTCCCAGTCTTTATCAGATGATATCATCCAACATTCGTCTAGTCCGTACTTATCTAAATTCATACTAATGTATGCTGCAATATCATCAGCCTCAACTCCCTTGAATTGAAATACTGGATATTTTTCTTTCAGTAATGTTAAAGTATTACTAAACTCTGCCATAAACATAGCAAACTCTTTTTCTTCTTGAGGAGTTTGTTCTGCATATTTTTCTTTTCTGTTTGCCTTATATTCGGGGAATATATTTTTACGATATGAACTACCACCATCAGCAGTAATTACAATCGTACCTGCGTTGTATGATTTTGCTAAACTTTCTATTGTTCGGACATAATCATATTTGAAGTCTGTTACACCTTGATGTTTCCATCTAAATGCTATATTGAGACTATCAACTATCAGCAAGTTCCCACTTGGAGCTGGGCTCCCAAGGTCTGAGAATGTTATCGCCATTTGTAAATTGTATCTCCTCTTTTTCTAGCCAGTGTTCTGCGATTAGTATATAAGCACCTAGCCAGGCAATGTGCATATACCGCAATGTGTTTTTTGGTTTTCGTACTGTTGCTGCAAAGAACTTTCCGTGGTTCTCTCTAAATATCAACAGTGGTTCTTGTCCCATTTGTTGTGCTTGTTTACAAAGTTTACTCCACCATTTGAAAAGATTATTACTTTTCTGAGTGTATATTTTACTATTGAAACCAATATCTTTATAGAATTTGACTTCAACAGTAAACAAGTTTACTTTATCGGGTACCATGCAATCCCCTTTGATCTTTCCACTACCAGATCCTGGAGTTTGTACCCATTTTTCATTCGTAAGTCTTTCAAGCATAGATAATACTTGCTGCTCACCTCGGTGACCTTTTTGTCTAGGATTAACCAAGTTCGAGCCTACTAATTTTTTGTTCTTTTATAACTTCTATCTTGGACAATAGTGGGTGTGTCCAACCATGTGATACTATATAAGTATTCAAATTTTCCTCTCTCAGTAGAATTTCTACTAGTCTTTCTTTTCCTTGTTCATCTAATACATTTGTTACTTCATCCAGAAATAGTACATTTATTCTCGACTTTGAGATGCTACTCATGAGTTTTCTAATTGCTAATAGTGTTGAAGTATTAACTCTTGCGAGTTCTCCTGCACTAAGGGCTAGAATTTCT